TAGGTTGTTTCAAACCATAGTCAAACGCTTTAATTGCGGAAAGCATAGATGCAACCTCAGTAGAAATTATCATCCAGTTAGCTCTTCCACGCCTTGAAGTATGTCCAACATAGTTGAGAGCTTTGATTATAGCGTGATAAAGGGTTTTATATTTCTCTTCCTGCCACCTACCATCAGTAGATGCTATATCCCATGTAAAGAGACCATTTGTAGTTCCTAATCTATATGCAACAGCGATTAACTCTCTGTCGATTTCAGCTTGTATCTGATAAGATAAGAAATCTACTATTTCTTGTTCAAGGTTCAAAGAATGAACTTTTTTAATATCGTCAACTGCTTCTTGTGACCAGTTAGCTTTCAGCTTCCTAGTTTTAGCTTCAATTAGAATATTGACAATTTTTAATGAACCTTCGGTATATGCATCAGCCGGAGCGTCAACATTACCAGTTGAAGTATTCAATACTGCATCGGACAGTAATTCACCTTCTGCTGCGGAATAACCAGTTCCATTAGTTGAATCCTCATCACCAGAATATACCCGGTTAATTTCGGAATCCAGTCCAGGAACATATGCTTCATCTCCAGCAGTTGTTGTAAATGTTCTACCATAGGGGTCTGTCCAAGTTTTAGTACTATCATATACCCATCTCATAGAGAAAGCCATTCCAACCGGTCCTTCCATAGCCTGAACGCCAAATATTTCATTTGCGATCAATTGAGGCATAATACGTCTAACCATTGGGATAACTAATTTGGGGAACTTGTCAATAGATCCACTAGATGTCGGAAATCCAGTTCCAGTAGTAGTTGACTCTGTCAATACTCCAGCGGCTCTAAGGTCTTCCTGTTGATTTTCAAGTAAAATAGCGGTATTATGTGCTGTTTCAGGATTATTGATACCTTTCAATAGAGGAGACCATTTTTCGTTTAATTTTTTCATGTCATGTGGCATTTTTTATTTCTCCTTATATATTAGCTAGTGTTACCCAATTTTCCATATCTGTTTTGTGTTCATTTTTTCGTTCTTTAATTATACCTAAGTGGGATTTCTTTTTAATGCCATTTTCTTTCATAACAAACTTCATTTTTGGCGTTTCTTTCGTCATTTTTTCCATCTTCGATTCTTTCATTTGGATAAATTGTGCCACTGCTTCTTTTGCTTCATTGAATTCCATTTTATTATAAAATCCCATCAGGTAATCCCTTTCGGCATCATCCGGATTTGCAGATTCTATAATAGTTGCGAATTCTGACAATTCTTTTTCTTCTTTCAATGATTTTGTAAGCTCATTGACTGCTTCTGTTTTAGATTTCAGTTCTTCTTTTATGACGACTAACGCCTCTTCTAACTCGTTTATTTTTGTAGATTCTTTAACAGTAATTGCATCTACAAAGTCTACTTTATATTTTGAAAATGTTTTTCCAAGATTTTCAACATCTTCGGATATTTTCAAATTTTTAAATGTTTCTATTTCTTTTTTAAGAGTTCCAACGGTTTCTTTTAAAGTTGATAAATCTGATTTCATTTTTTTGGTAACAGATGTCAATTTTTTTTCAACCAGTTTCACAACATCATCAGATTTAGGAATTTTTATATTATTAATCTTATCTATTTTCTCTTGCAAAACTTCATTAAGTTTGTTGGATTGTTGTTCCAGTAAAGGTTTAAAGGATTTAGATTCTTCAAGTTTAACATTTAATTCGTGATTTCTTTTAGAATAAACTTCAACCTTTTCTTTCAATGGTTGAATTTTACTATTTAATTTACTTTCTGAAAGCAATTCAAACGCTTTAGTAAACGCCTTCAACTGGTCTTCCGTAATATTAATATTTGAAGCCTCAAAAATTTCCTTTATATTATCTATTTTCTTATCAGTTTTTTTACCCATTAATAGTCTCCATACTATTATTTAGTATTTATAGTTTAATTACATAAATTTCTTCAATTTCGTCTACATTTTCATCAGGAGTATCTACTATTTCTACCTCTTCTTCAACTACATTTTCTATTGTTTCATCCGATTTTATATCGGCTACAAAGTCTTTAGCATCGGTTGTTTCCGTATTTAAAGTATTAGATTTTGCCCAAGGGTCATGTGCCATATATTTTTCCGTGCTACCTTGATATTGATCATCTAAATCTGCGTCTTTACCACTCATAATTTTTTCAGCAGTGGATTCTTCTTCTTTAAGTTTAGATTTTACAGAACCTTGCTCAACATCGGCTTTCTTTTTAGGAATTTTTACACCCGCTTGTTTCTTAGTTCCAGCATTAGGCTCTTTTTTCTTCTTATGTTTCTTAAATGACCAATATGAATACTCTTTCAATGCTTCTTTCTCTTCAGGAGTTGCATATTTTTCAACCAGTTCATCGTCAAAATCTTCATCAGCATCATCCCATCCTTCATCTTCATTAAGTTTAGCAAATTTTTTTGCATCTTCATAATTTGATGCTAAAACAAACCCTCTAGTGTTACGACTTCCACCATGTTCATTATGAAAAAATTCAACAACTTCACCTTCTTTTTCCGGAAGATTATATCCTAAAAATGCACTAGATTCTGAAGCATTATCCATATGATCTAAGGCTTCTTCTTTTGAAAATTCTACTTTATTAACACTATAATATTTACCACTATCCCATCCATAAGTATGCGAAAAATTTCCAAAACCTTCAAGATAATAATATTTTAAATTATTATTTTCCAACAATAATTTCTCTTCAGGGGTTGCATATTTTTCAACCAGTTCATCGTCAAAATCTTCATCATCATTGTAATCTTCATCGTCAAAATCTTCTGCACCATCTTCAAACATTCCCTTTTTTAAATCATCTATCATTTCTGGAAACATGTCCATAGCTTTTCTTTTCATAGCTTCAAAATTATGATTTATATTATACCAATCACCTTTAGTCTCATCAATACCACCATCTTCAACTTTTTCATCATCGACAGATTCTTTAAATGTATCAGGACTTTCAACATAACCTCTACCTACACTAAATTTTTCAGGGTCAACATTTTTAAAATCTAAATTCGGGTCATATTCTTCTTCTTCAGGTTCAACATCTAACATATCTTCAGGAGTTTCCATTTCATCTTCAAAATATTCATCATCGGGCTCATTTTTTAACTCCTCAACATGTGCCAATATTTCATCCACATCGTAATCCTCAGACGAATTAGGGTCAACTAATTTAATATATTGATCAATAACATTATTCTCTTGTAACCATTCTATAAAATCAGTAGAACCATCGTCATCATCTCTAAATGCATCAAGAACTACTGGATCTGTAAGTATATCTTGTGCCATTATAATATTTTCAGCTTCCATTATTTTTCCTCCGGAATTTTAATACTTGGAGATTTATCAGAAGGTTCCAATGTTTCTGGCATATTCGTAGTTATTGAAATAATATTATCAATTGCTAAATTATTATAATCTTCAAATACCAGTTCTGATTGCTCTCGTGTATATACTTTATCTATTTTATCATTTAATCGTTTTAAATCTTCGTCTATATCGTCATCATACTCTGTATTTGCAACATATGCTACATATTCATCTCTATCAAACGCATAAAAAGGAACAGTAGTTTTACTCTTAGTTTTAAATACAAACATATCTTTATTTTTATGAGCAAGTTGAATATGATGTATCATAAGTTTATCCTTATTGATTTCACCAATAGTAGGTTTAACTTTTTGTATAAAATTTTCAGATATGAATTTATTTGAATAAACATCTACCTCTGGAGAAATTTGAATTTCATCACCTTGTTTTTTCTCAGGATCATCGTTTATTTTATCAATAGGTGTAGGTTCAATATCATCTGCAACATTTTTAACTTCTTCATTTAAAAATTTTTTCAACTTGTCATGAAAGTTCATATTACATCTCCATTAATTCATCAGTGTCATTACCTAATTCATACTTATCTTCTTCTTTATTAACTTCGGGTCCTACATCAGGAATATCCATATTTGCAAAATCATCTTTAATCTCTTCAAGTTCAGAACCTTGTTCCGGTTCAGGATCCGGTCTGGTATCAGGTTTAACATTTATAATTTCAAATAATTTATTATAAAGTTTATCTACAAGTCCATCATCTGGATTTGCAGGATCACCAAAAATTTCCTTATCTAAAAATTCGATAGGAATTTCCAATGCTTTAAGTTTAACATCTTGCATACTCTGGAACATTTTAAAATATAAATTTAATGCTACCTTTTTTGCATCATTTGCCGGTTTATTAACATTTGCCATTACACTTCTCCTACTTTTTAACTGCTTTTAAATTTTCTTCGGCTTCGTCTTGTTTTTCCTCTGCGATTTCTTTTTCTGTTTCTGCCGTGTCTAACTCAGTTTCAGCAGTTTCCTCATCCAAATCTTCTATCTCTTCCTCAACTTCTCCACCGTTAACTTCAAGCAAAAATTCCAACTCTTCCATAGTTGCATACTTTTGAATATCTTCTAATTTTATTTCTTTCACTTTATTCTCCTTTTAATATTAACTTACCTGGGTTTAATTTTAACCATAATTTTTCATTTTTAGTTAAAATTAAATCTGGATTACCCATTAAAAATATTTTACCATATATATTATCCAAATTTAAACCTTCTAAAGATATTAAATCATTATTTCTACACCAAAAATCACCTTTTATTATTTTTGGACAACCTTTTAAATTTATTAAATTATTATCACTACAACTAAAACTCCCATTAACTTCTTCTGGACAACCTTTTAAATCTTTTAATTTGTTTCCACTACAATCAAAATTACCAAATATTTTACCGAAATTAAATGGTAATTTAATCAAATATCCACTCCACAAATCAACATTTTCAAAAACATCAAGAGTTCCATCCGGTCTAAATTTATATTTTGTTATATTAAAGTCTTCAGGTTTAACTTTATCAACATCCACACTATTATACTCTAACAAAAATTCTAATTCTTTTTTCGTTGCATACTTTTGAATATCTTCTTTTAAACCATTCAATATATCTTTATCCATACCATCTAATGATTTAAAATAATCAGAATTATCATTCAGATCCCCTCGAATTTTCTTTGGTGCACCTTTTAATGATGTTAATTTGTTAGAACCAACTCTAAACTTATAAACTCTATCTTCAAAATCTATAATTTTTCCAGGGTTTAAAGTTGCCCAAAGTTGTTCTTTTTCTGTAAGTTTTAAATTCGGGTTACCATTTACATATATTTCACCAGATACACCATCAAGATTTAAACCACTTAAAGATTTTAAATCATTCTTTTGACAAATAAAATCACCATCAATTTTACCAAATTTAAAAGGTAATTTTGTTAAATTTCTATTATTTAAAATAACATCATCAAAAACATTTAAAGTTCCATCAGGGTTAAATTTATATTTTGTTATACCAAAATCTTCAGGTTTTAACTTTTTAAACATTTTATTATACTCCAACAAATATTTCTTTTCTTCATCAGTTGCATACTTTTGAATATCTTCTATTAATTTATTTTCCACTATAAAATTATCCTCTATCATTATTTATTATTTTTAGATTTATTCTTTACTAAAACAGCTTTACGATGTTTTATATCCCAATTATAAAATTTAAAACCAGTTCCACTCTTATCAACTAAAAAAAATTTCCACTTATGAACTCTACAATAAGTTTCAACAGATTCAAATTTTGAAATATTTTTCAAATAATTATGATTATGTATTTTTTTAAACTTTATACTTCTAGATCTTACAGTCTCATTCAAAGTTTTAATGGGTTTAACCTCTATCAAAACATTTAAACCATCTTTCATAATTACATAAAAATCTATGTAATAAATTGAAATTTTCTTAGATACATACTGGTCATAATATTTAAAAGGGTAATCCTGTCTCCAAGATTTTACATTTTCATTATTATCTAGAAATTTTGCAAATAAAATTTCCCATTTACTTCTAAAACAAATTTTAGTTTGATATTTATTTTTTCTATAGTTATTATCCACCCATATCTTTTTAAATTTTGCCATAATAGAAAAAAAAGCCGATGAAAGCCTCGGCAAACAGCTATCAATATTACTATTTTAATTTAATTACGATTTCTGAATTCTCTTTCAAATAGTTTAAAAACTTCTCACCATCTTTTAAATTAAAATTTATCTCTTCATCTTCTTTCGATTCTTTCAATTTCGTTCTTAAAGTATTCAATTCCATTGGATCAATTGCAAACTTTGAATCCTTTATCAATACATTACTTGATGTAAATTTTATATCTTTAAACGGTCCATAAAGTTTACTCTCTAACAAATGTCCAACATATACACCATCAGTTAAATTAGTTTTACCCCTCATTCTAAAAGCTGCAAAACTTTCAAACTGGACATCATTGCTCTGTTTATTCTCAGTATTATCACCAGTTTCATCAGGACTTTCCAATGTTTCCAAATCTAATGTAACATTATCTTCATCATTTTCAATTTCATCAGTCAATTCTTCATCAGTTTCAAAAAATTCATCAATACTTTTCTCAAACTCTACAACATCATCAACTTTAAGATAAATTTTATTATCGGGATAAAGTTTTAAGTATTCAAGTGCTTCTTCAACTGCAAATTCTGTTTGATCATCAATATACATATTATATTCGAGTTCTTGGGTATCTAAAAAATCTAATAGTTCATCTCTGTCAAATTCATATTCTCCTTCATTTTCAAGTTCATCTAAACCCTCTTCATCATCAAGTTTTTCCAAACCATCTTCAGAATTTTCTAACCCTTCTTCACCCATAGGTGCACCAGTATCATCTAATTCTTCAAGATCTCTATCAAATGCAGATTCTCTAACAATTGGTTGGTCATTATCATCTAATTCTTCCATTTC